TATAGCTTCTTGCACCATCACTCATATCTTGTCAAGTTCATACCCGGCCACCTCCCAGCCACCACTACAACCAGTTAGTACTACCGTAATGATTAAAATGCCAAGCAGTAAAAGCAGCAACCCAGCAAACGCTTTGAACTCATTCGGCTTCATCGACTTTCTTCTCAGCTTCGGCTTTGATAGTGTCCTCGTAGGCCTTGATCAAAAGATTGATTTCGCCAAGTTCCATTTCAATCGCCTTCTTCCGGGCCTTCAGTTGTTTTAAACGCTCTTCCATTATTTCACAAAGTACATTTCCACAGTATCGGAAACGTCTTTCATTTTAATCCATGTGCCAGTTGGCTGTCCTTTGGTTACTGGAATCTGTCCAAGCAATCCAACAATATGCCATTCATCCCGTTCTTCTCTTGGTGAATATTCTTTAGAATAATCAAAGTCAGGATTGAGTTTCTGTCGTTGTGATGCAATTTCAATAACTTCAGCATCATCTGGGGCAGTTACTCCGTCTGGAAGTCTATCTGAATGATACTTATGTTCTCTAAAGTAAGTATCTGCTACAGCGGCTACTTTTACATCACCAACTTCTTTACCTTCAGGAATCTCATCCTCTTTTTTATAATATTCCGCACTACTGCCTTCAACTTTTGAATCGGTAACTCTACCACTCATTGCACCACCAGTTTCATCTTTACCACGCTTAATGTATTCTTCAAGCGTAATTTCTTCAGACCATTTCGTTAATGTATAATCTTCCCACACATCAGCACCATAATCGTCTTTATCACACATATCTTTCCAGTGAAATTCTTGGCTACCTCCACAGAATGTTTTAGAACCAACAGGTCTTACAACACCAAGAGGTGTGTCACCTTCTTCACAAGCTACAATCTTATCACCGTCAAGTTTAACAGTCGAACCAACTGCAATTACAGAACCGTCTTTACTTTCAAAATACTCTGCATAGTCAAGAGCTTGCGATGCGTTGATTGAACCTTCTGCATCTATTTGACCAGCGGCAGATATTTTAGTACGATAAGAAGGAACCGTCGTGTCATAATGAATCCATACCCAATCTTGATTTTCAGATGTACTCATGTGGAGAGCAGCTACCATTCCAGAAGGGTCAGTATCACAATCCATTACCAGATTAAGCCCAAGGACATGGTCACTCAATGTGCATCCGCTTTCAATATCAACTTCAATAGATTGCCCATACACAGAAGAATCCACCGTACCAGCATCAACGTCTGCCAATACATACGAGCCGTAGAGATTATCAACATCAGCATCAGCATCTATTTGGGCATCAAACTTTCCACCATATACAGTACCAGAGCCATCAGCACAAGCATCTGCAAACGCTGTAACCCATAATCCATAATATGACCCAAATTGTGCATCTGCATCATCAAATTCAGAATAAAATTTCACAGGATGATAATCATCACCACCCGTAGTCGCCCCAGCAGTTTTTACATAAGTTGTACGCAAACCATAAAAATGGTCAGCCGTATCAATCGTCAAATCTTCCACATCGAGGTGAGCGTCGGGGGAGGTATCGCCGATTCCGACATTGTTTGAAAAGTACGCAGTTCCATCTCCTTTTACCCAATGCAAAACATTGGTATCGTCATAATCTTTAATATGGAGACAATATTCGCCAGAACCATCTCCCGCTTGTATTTGTACTCCCCATCCTCCTGCATTGGTGTTTTTAAATTTGGCTGCAAAATTATCATCATGCGACACTGTAAGGTCCAATGCACCGTTCATGTCAACGTCGGTGGCGTTTATTTCAATTTCTGTATCAGAAACCAGATCAAGTACGCCGTCCGCCGATTGATGTATATAAGTTCCATTGTCACCAAACTCTAATCGGTTGTCTGACGTTATCATCACCGCATCT